TTGCAAATCTACGCAGTAGGTGATGATGTAGAAGAATGGAAAGTAGGTGAGTACATCTTTGTTCCTGGTCATGTATTACAACATGCTGAAGGAGTAGACATGGATGGAACACTTAAAATAATGGTAGGTGAACATGACATCGCTTTTAGATGGAAACATGCACCAGAAGAAACACCAAGTAAATCATCTTTATTACTATAACTATGAGTCCAGAAACAACAACACAAGTAGAACCTACATTTGGTGAACAATTAGTAGGAGTTAGTTTTAACCCATCAGCTGATGTCAAGGTGACAGAAGCAAAACGTTTATTTGCAGCAGCAACAGATTTGTTGATTGACAGTTTTGATGGAAGAGAAGTAAATCCTATGGAACGCATGTTGACTGATGTTGCATTAGGTGATATCTTGAAAGCACAAATGATGGTAGTGAAAGTTTTAACTTTAAGTAAATAAAGATGAACACAACAATTGAAAAGAAAAAAGATAACAACCCAATTAACAATGCAGTTAGGGTACATCAATATGTTATCCAAAGAGAAATCAACTTGCATAAGGTTGATATCGACAGAAAAGCATTTGTAAAAACTGATGAAGAGCGTGAAGATTTAAAACACGCAAAGAAGATGTATAAGAAAATGCAGGCATTAACTACTGCCTAACAACACCTGCTGTGTAGAGAAGTCTGGTTATCTCGCTGAGAAGTGCACCTCAGAGATCGTGGGTTCAAATCCCATCACAGCCTCAAATGCCCCTGCTAATTGTATCCTTCAAAATATCAACAAACTGCAAAAGATATACAGTCTGTACAAGAAGGGGGCTCCACATTAAACCAACAATATGAGTAATGGAAGTAAACAAAATAGAAAAAAAGTACAGACTTAGTAAGCATGATCTGGTCAAGTATCAGATTATCACTGAGTTAATCTTCTTTAAAAAGGAGAATCTGATTCCTTCAGATATAGAACTGTTGACATTGTTAGGAACATGGGGTCCAATGGAGTTGAGTAAGTTCTGTAATGCAGCTGCAAAAAAACTTCATCCTAACATTGAGCCAGAAGAGTTCTCTACAAGAGCTCAAAATGTAAGAAACAGAATGTCTAAGTTAGAGAAGCGTGGTATCATATCTAAGTCATTAGACAAGAAAACTATACTTATTGCAGGAGTTATCATTCAAAGTAAAGGAAATGTTTTACTAGATTATAAATTTTTAGCAGTTGAATCCAATTAAGAAAAAGGTTATAGCACAACAGACTTCTGAGGAAGTCAACATCCCACTACATATAGTTGAGGATGTTGTTTCTTTTTATTATAAGTCTGTACAAAAGAAGTTAAGTTCTGCTGAGTATCTTTCTGTTAATGTTCCCAATCTGGGTACGTTTTCTGTTGTTAAACAACGCATGATTAACAAGTCAGAAAGACTTAAAGGATACTTAAAGAAGACTGAAGAAGATACTTCTATGGCAGCTTTCTCAAATAGAAAAACTTATAAGAAAGATTTAGAAAATTATGAGATATTATTGACTAAATTTGAGGAACAGTTTACAAGAAGACAAGAAACACAAGAGGCAAAGGAACAATTTAAAACCAACAAACATGATAAATCCAATACAGATCTGGAAAGAGAAGGGCAAGATTCTTGAAGGAATCAAAAATAACATTTTCAAAACTGAACATGTTGAAGAGATAATGAAAGTACGTCAAGCTGTTTGTAATGTTTGCACACACCATGATGCTCTTGGTAACAAATGTGCTATTCCTGGAACAGGTCCATGTTGTGGTGATTGTGGATGTTCCCTAAAACTAAAATTGAGAAGTCTATCTTCAGAATGTTCACGTGGATTTTGGAAAGCTGAAATGAGTCAGAAAGAAGAAGACCTCCTTAATAAAAATCTTAAAAACAAATAATTATGGCAATAGCATTTGAACCGATTACTCACACATATACATCTTTAGATGTTGCTGATGAGACTAAATGGTTGAGTGTCACTACATTACTTGGTGCACTGAAACAACCATTTGACGCAAAGACAATAGCAGGTAAATCTTCTAAGAATAAAAAAAGTAAATGGCATGGACTTTCTAGTGAAGAAATTCAAGATATTTGGAAGAAAGAATCTGATAGAGCATGTTCACTAGGTAACTGGTATCACGATCAACGTGAGAAAGATATCCTTGATTGTGCAACAATAGAACGCTATGATAAAAGATTACCTGTTATAAAACCTATGACTGATGCTTTTGATAGAAAGATTGCATCTAATCAAATACTAAGTGAAGGAATTTATCCTGAACATATGGTGTATTTAAAGTCTGCAGGTATCTGTGGGCAATCAGATTTAGTTGAGGTTGTCAATGGGCAAGTGCATATACTTGATTATAAGACAAATAAGAAGATTGAGACTGAGTCTTATGTAAACTGGGAAGGTATCTCAAAGAAAATGACTGGTCCTGTTTCACACTTAGATGACTGTAACTTAAACCATTACACATTGCAGTTGTCAATTTATATGTATATGATCTTAAAACATAACCCAAACTTAATTGCTGGTAATGTTATCATACATCATATTACATTTGAAAACACAGGAGAAGATGATTATGGGTATCCAATCACTAAGTTAGATGATCAAGGTAATCCTATCATTAAGGATATAGTTGCTTATGAATTACCTTACCTTAAGGAAGAAGTACACAACATTATGGCTTGGTATAAAGAAAACAAAGAAACAATTAAAAAGAAATGATTATGGAAACTACAAAAACATTTTTAGAAGTAACATTAGTTCTAGAGGACAGAACTACTTTAGAAATTACAGGGGCAAAGGAAGGGCACATTATTTTTGTACCAGGTTATCTTGTAAAGGAAGACGTGATTCATTACAGAGCATCAGTAAATGCTGACAATGAAATTGAACCATTTACTTATCTAGAAACAGAATCAGGTATAACCATGTGTGTTAAAATGCCAGTATTAGCATTTCATAACTTTCTACATGGCTTAGAAAACAAAGAAGCAGAATTATGATAAAACTATTTGACTTAAACAATGGGGTAGTGGTGCCAACTGAGCACTGCTACACCCTTAAACATTTGAAGGTGATCATTGATAAATACCCAGAGAATTATATGGATGTATTCTTGTATGTATTTTACATGACTTGCCCAAACCCAGAACTTAATCCGTTTTTTGACATCAAAGAATATGAAAGAGAAGAAACAATACTTATGCAAATTAATGCTTCCTTTTCTGTGGAAGACGATGACATTATCAATGCAGTTGCACTTAGTGCTAAGTTATATCAAACGCCAACTTACAGGGCGTACATGGGAATAAAAGGAGTGTTAGATAAACTAGCAACTTACATGGAGAAGACAAACATTACAGATGGTAGAGATGGAAACATTACTGCTATTGTTAATGCTGCTAAAAACTTTGAAGGAATTAGAATGTCTTTTAGAGGAGCATATAAGGATTTAATGGAGGAGCAAAAGTCTACAGTAAGAGGTGGACAGAACCTAGCATATGATCAGTAAAATGAAACTATTTTATACCTTTCTGATACTCAGTATATTATCATGTGCACGTGGACTTAACTATAATGTTGGTAGAACGCATAATGAAGATGCAGCAAATAGAACTAAGATTGTCAAGAAACAAGACAGTATCATGAAGGCACAAATGAACAAAACAAGAAGACGTGCTTCTAGAGTTGTGCAACCACACAGACACAAGAGGCATTCAAAAAGAAAATTTATATGAACACTATACAACTAGAATTTGTGCATGTTAGTGATGGGACTATTGCTTTTATGCGTAGCCATTATGTGCCAAACAGAAAAGATTTAATTGACTACAATGATAAACAGTATGTAGTTCTGGACATTATATGGAAGTTTCCTATAACGGCTACAACAAGTATTCAACTAATAATTGATGAAGTATGTTCTTAACAATCCCAACATATGACTATGATTTAAAAGAATGGTCAACAACAGATTTTGAAACAAGAGAAGAGTACGTGGCTTTCTTATGGTCCTGTTTTAAAGAACCAGGAGAATATGAATTTGATGAGTCTTCTACAATGTTCAATGAACAATCAAGATTGTTTACAAAAAACAAAGTGTATTGTGTTGCTCCATTTAGATCTAAAGATTACATCACATACTGGGATGATCAAAAGATAAAATGCACCAAAGGTGCCATCTATAAACACAATGGTAAGACGTGGTTTTTAACACGGTATTACTACATGTGGTTAAACTTCTTACCAATATATAACAAAGAGATAAGCAAATTTGGCTTTGTAGATATCCGTGACGCTCAGTATCATATGTCTCTGTATGAAGAACTTGCAAAGTATAGTTTTAAACATGCTGCAATATTAAAGAAAAGACAGATTGCTTCGTCATACTTTCATGGAGCTATCCTCATAGGAAACTACTGGTTTGATGAAGGATCCGTTAATAAGATAGCAGGTTCTTTAAAGGATTACATAGGCGAAAAAGGAACCTGGCGGTTCCTTGAGGAGTATCGTAACTTCCTCAACGTTAACACTGCTTGGTATAGACCATCTAATCCTGATAAAGTTTTAAACTGGGAACAAAAGATTGAAGTAAATGAAGGTGGAAGAAAACGTGATAAAGGTTTAAAGTCTACAATCATGGGTCTTGTATTAGAAAAAGATCCAACAAACGGTGTAGGGGGTCCTTGTACGTTCTTCTTTCATGAAGAAGCAGGAATTGCTCCAAAGATGAATGAGACTGTAGAGTACTTATTACCTGCAATGAAATCAGGTATGATATACACAGGTATGTTTGTAGTTGCTGGATCAGTAGGTAACTTAGAACAATGTGATCCATTAAAGAAAATGGTTCTTAATCCTGACAGTAAAGATGTGTTGGCTGTGCCAACAAAGTTATTGAATGCTGAAGGAGAACATGCTGAGTGTGGTTTATTCATACCAGAACAATGGTCAATGCAACCTTGCATAGATGTGTATGGAAATTCATTGGTTGAAGACGCTTTAAAAATGATCTTTGAAGAAAGAGAACTTTGGAAAAAGTCTCTTGATCCTGAGGATTATCAATTGCGTATTTCACAAAAGCCAACTAATATAGAAGAAGCATTTGCCTCAAGAAAAGATTCTAAGTTTCCAGCATATCTTGTCACACAACAGATAAGAAGAATTGAAGATAAAGAATATTTTAGAGAGTTTGTAGATTTAGAAAGAAACGCTGAAGGTAAAATTGAGTTTAAACCTTCATCAAGAATTCCCATCTCTGAATTCCCAATATCCCCTAAGACGAAGGAAAAAGAAGGAGTGGTAGTAATTTATGAAAGACCACATGCAAATCCAACACACGGCATGTATTACGCCTCTATTGACCCTGTGGCAGAAGGAAAGACAACAACATCAGATTCATTGTGTAGTATTTTTGTTTATAAGACTTCTCAAGAGGTAACAAGACATAAAGAAGATGGTTCAATTGAACAGCATATTGAACGTGATGGTTTAGTTGCAGCATGGTGTGGTAGGTTTGACGATTTAACAAAAACGCATGAGCGTTTAGAAATGATCATTGAAGCATACAACGCTTGGACTATTGTTGAGAACAACGTTAGTTTATTTATCCAACACATGATTCAAAGAAGAAAGCAAAAGTACCTTGTACCTAAAACGCAAATTCTCTTCTTAAAAGAACTACAGAGTAATGCCAATGTATTCCAAGAATATGGTTGGAAGAATACTGGAACGTTGTTTAAAGGAAATCTTATATCTTATGGTGTACAGTTTATTGTGGAAGAGATTGATACTGAGTGTGCTCCAGATGGAACCATTACAAAAGTAAGACATGGTATTGAGAGAATACCTGATATAATGTTACTAAAAGAAATGCTTGCCTACAGAGATGGGCTTAACGTGGATAGACTTGTAGCATTTTGTTCGTTGGTTGCCTTTGCAAAGGTTCAAGAATCAAACAGAGGATATACTAAACGTGTTGAACGAGAAGAAAGTAATAACTTGCAAAAACCAAATAAAAATGCTAACTTATTCATGAATCCATTTCGTCACATTGGAACCACTAATGGCAACTCAAAGTTAGGTAGTGGGCAACAAAGAAACAGAAGTGCATTTAAAAACATGAGATAAAAAAGAAACATATGAAAGTATATAATGCAATGCAGTTAAAGAATGGGGCAAAGTCTGAGTACCATAGAATGGGTACATTGACGCAACCTATTCAATTTTTACCTAAGGTAGAAAAAGATGAACTCTGGGCAGCTTGGAATATTGATTGGTTTGAAATGCAAGGTCTTAAACAATTAAGACGTAATGCAAGACGTTTGTTAAAGAACTACAAACTTGCAAATGGTATTATAGACAAGACAGACTATATTGTTGAGGAAGACAATGAGGTTGCAGAAATGATCGACATATTAACAACACAAGATGAATCAGCTTTTGACCTTAAGTTCTTCCCTATTATACCAAACGTAATCAATGTATTATGTGGTGAGTTTGCAAAAAGAAATGACAAGATTACATACAGAGCTGTTGATGATCTTTCTTACAATGAAATGATTGATGAGAAAAGAAAGATGATTGAACAAACTCTTGTTGCAAGAGGAGAAGAACTCATGCGAAAAAAGATTGAAGAAATGGGTATTGATACTGAATCTGAAGAGGGTGCTAAACAAGCAGAACAGATGATGACTCCAGATAGTATTAAAACATTACCAGAGATTGAATCATTCTTTAAAAAAGATTACAGATCAATGGTTGAACAATGGGCTTCTCACCAACATCAAGTTGATGTAGAAAAGTTCCAAATGAAAGAAATGGAAAACATGGCATTCAGAGATATGCTTATCACTGATAGAGAGTTTTGGCATTTTAAAATGAATGAAACAGATTATGAGATTGAACTGTGGAATCCTTTGCTTACATTCTATCATAAATCTCCTGATGCACGTTATGTGTCACAATCAAATTACGCTGGTAAGGTTGACATGATGACGTTAGCAGACGTTATAGATAAATATGGATGGATGATGGATGATGATCAGTTGAGATCTTTAGAAGCAATCTATCCAGTAAAATCTGCTGGTTATATTTTACCTGGTTTACAAAATGATGGTTCTTTTTATGATGCAACTAAATCACATGAATGGAATACACAAGGACCTTCTTTAGGAATGAGACAGATGTTATCTTTTAATGATACATTTGGTTTAGGAACTGGTGGTACTAGTTATGATGTTATTGCAGAAATCTTACATGAGTCTGAAGATATGCAAGAGTTTGGTGATACAACACTTTTGCGTGTGTCAACTGTTTACTGGAAGTCACAAAAGATGTTAGGTCACTTAACAAAAATTCTTGAGACTGGTGAAATGATTGACACTATTGTTGATGAATCGTACAAGGTTACTGATAAACCTATCTATGACACATCCGTTATAAAAAACAAAACACGTGAAACAGTTGTATTTGGTGAACACATAGACTGGATCTGGATTAATGAAGTTTGGGGTGGCACTAAGATTGGTCCAAACAGACCAGCATTTTATGGTAACGCTGACAACTTTGGTTTGAATCCTATTTATCTAAATGCCAAACCTGTTAAGTTTCAATTCAAAGGAGACTTTACATTATATGGTTGTAAATTACCTGTAGAAGGAGCAATCTTTTCTGATCGTAATAGTAAGTCAAGATCAATGGTTGATAGAATGAAACCTTATCAAATTGGTTACAACCTGGTTAACAATCAGATAGCTGATATTCTTATTGATGAGTTAGGTACAGTAATCATGTTAGATCAGAATGCTTTACCAAGACACTCAATGGGAGAAGATTGGGGACACAACAATTTCCAGAAAGCATATGTTGCAATGAAGGATTTTCAAATGTTACCACTTGACACAACTATAACTAACACAGAAAGTGCAACAAACTTTAATCATTACCAAGTATTGAACTTGCAACAAACAGAAAGATTAATGTCACGTATTCAGTTAGCTGGTTACTTTAAACAACAATGTTTTGATTCTATCGGTCTTACACCTCAACGTATGGGTGCAACAAATGCACAAGAAACGGCTACAGGTGTAGAACAAGCAATCAATATGAGTTATAGTCAAACAGAAACGTATTTCATACAGCACTCTGAATACTTAATGCCAAGAATCCATCAGATGAGAACAGACTTAGCTCAGTTCTATAACTCAACTACTCCTAGTCTAAGATTGCAGTATACTACAACGATGGATGAACAGGTAAACTTTGAGATGAATGGCACTGATCTTTTGGCTAGAGATTTGAACATCTATATTTCTACTAAAGTAAATCAACGTCAGTTGATGGAACAGATAAGACAACTTGCTTTATCTAACAATACTGCTGGTGCATCTATCTACGATCTAGGGAACATAATGAAAGCTGATTCATTGGCTGAGATTACTCATGTTATGAAAGCAATGGAACAAAAATCTGATGCTACAAGACGTGAACAAACAGATGCTCAATCTGAACAAATTAAAATGCAACAACAAGCTGAGACTGAAAGACAAGATTCTAAACTTAAATTTGAAGCTGAACAAAATGCTATGAATAGAGATACTGAGGTTCAAGTTGCTGAGATTCGTGCTGCTGTTAATACAGGACAAACAGATACAAATGAAAATCAACAATCAGATTATATAGATACTCTTGAGTACTTAGATAAAAAGAATGCATCTGACAGAGATCATGCTTTTAAAAGAGAACAATCTTTAGGACAGCAAATTAATACTGAAAAAGACAGAGCATTAAAAGAAAGAGAACTTCAAACAAGAGAGAGAATTGCTAACAAACAATTACAAGTTGCAGCAAGAAATAAGAATAAATATGACAAGTAAACAACGATAGCGTTATAATGCAGAATCTTTTATAAAATAGTTTTTGCATTAATAAACCTTCCAAGTTTATTTTGTAGTTTATATATGAAGACAAAGACAAACCAACAACAAACAAAATGGAATTAGAAGAAGACAAAAACAAAGCAACAATGGAATTGGATAACATAGATGATTTCCTTCCATTACCAGGTGCTGAAATTGTTGTCACATCTGATGAAGAACCAAAACCAAACTTGTTTACAAACAAACAAACAAGTTCTGATTTAGCTTTCTTAGATGAAGATGACGAAGAGCCAGCTCCAGGGAGCAAAGCAGATACTGACAATGTTCTAAATGAACTTGATGAAGAACTATCTAAAGGCTCAGATGATGATGATCAAAAAAAGTCAACTGGTCGTAAAAGAACAGATAAAAATGGCTTAGTAGAGTTTTTGAAAAAACGTATTGAGTCAGAAGAAATGTTTACATTTGATGACTTTGATGATTCAAAAGAAAGTCTTGATGAGTACTTAGGTAAATTATCAGACAAAGACATTGACGAACTTTGGAAAGAGAACGTTAAAGCTTTAAAAGATGATGTAGCAGCAAAGACTCCAAAAGAATTCTTTAATGCTTTACCAGAAGAAATGCAAAAAGCTGCAAAGTATATTGCTGATGGTGGTAAAGATTTAAAAGGGTTGTTTAGAAGTTTAGCTCAAGTGCAAGAATACAAAGACTTGAATCCTTCTGATGAAGGAGATCAAGAGTTGATTGTAAGACAATACTTATATGCAACACAATTTGGTGAAGGTGATAGAGAATTGATTGAAGAACAAATACAAGAGTGGTATGAAAATGGCACAATTGCAAAAAGAGCTAATCAGTTTAAACCAAAACTAGATAATATGCAAGAACAAATTCTTGAACAAAAACTTGCTCAGCAAGAAGACTTCAAGAAACAACAAGCTGCAAAAAAAGATGAATATATGGAAAACATATATAACACTTTAAAACCAGCTGAATTAAATGGTATCAAGATAGATGGTAAACGTCAAAAGTTCTTATGGGATGAATTGACAAATGCTAAATATGAGTCTTTAAAAGGAACTCCTACAAACTTGTTAGGAAAACTGTTAGAAGATTATCAATTTGGAAAAGAACCAAGATATGATTTGATATCAGAAACACTTTGGTTACTTTCTGATCCTGAAGATTACAAGGAACATATCAGAAAACAAGCAAAAAATGAAGCAGTTCAAGACACTGTTAAAAAACTTAAAACGGAACAAGCTCATAAAATATCATCTAACTTTAGTGAAGATGAAGATGACAAAGCTCCAAAAAGAAAAATAAGTAAGCCTTCTAACATTTTTGCTAGAAGATAACATAGTACACAAAAACAAATATAATAATAACTCTTAAATTTTAAACATGAGTACACCTGTAATGAACAATGGATTGTTCTTGAGAGACACGAACTATAAAGTTAGCTCTCACTTGGATTCTTACCACTTGGTGAACATGCTTAAATCTGCTGAGCCTATGGATTTAGGACCAGTTGATTTGTGGGCAATGACACAAAAAGTAGAAATGCCTTTATACCAAATGGCTTCTTTTGGTGGTAAAAACACAATTATGGTAGACACTCCACGTGGAGAGTACAAATGGCAAACACCAATTGTACAAGATTTACCTTACATCACTGAAAACGTTGAACCAGCTAACGCTAAGTTAGGACAAGATGGTACAACTTTCAAAATCAAAGTTAACAAACGTGCGTTTGGACATGGTGACATCGTTACTTATGACAAATACAAAGGTTTGGAGATGTACGTTACTGCTGATGACATTCTTCCTTCTGGAGATGGTTACATCTATACAGTACAGTTAGTGAACAACAACAACACTGCTTATTTAGATGCAGTTAAGTATTTGAAACCAGGGACTAAGTTCTTCAGAAAAGGTTCTGCCCGTGGTGAATATGGAGAAAGATTCTCTGACATCGGTGAATTAACAAATGGCTTTAGAGAGTACTACAACTTTGTTGGTGGTGCTGAAGCTCACGTTCACTATTCAGTTTCTTCTCGTGCTGAGTTAATGTTGAAAGGTGGTATTAATCAAGATGGTACAGTTCCTGTAACTGAGATCTGGAGATCATTTGATAAAAACATTGATCCTTCTTTGACAAACATCGATTCTATGGTGAAAACTATGGGTAAAGATTACATCAAAAAAGCATATGACAATGGTAACTTAACTCGTTCTTTCTTAACTAAGTTAGAGTCTGCTCACTTATCAAAAATTGCAAATGACATTGAGACTTACTTAATGTGGGGTCAAGGTGGTAGAATCAAACAAGATGGTCCAGATGATATGAGATTGTCTGTAGGTTTATGGGGTCAATTAGATAACTCTTTCAAACGTATCTACAACAAATCTTCTTTCTCTTTGGAGTTATTCCGTTCTGAGATTTTCAACTTCTACAATGGTAAAGTTGAGTTTAAAGGTCCAGATCCATCTCGTCAAATCATTGTTCAAACTGGTATGGCTGGTATGAAAATGATCAATGAGGCTATCAAAAAAGAAGCATTCAACCCAGCAGGTAGTGGTACTCAGCTTTATGCTAGTATGGACAAATCTGGTTTAGGTGCTATCTCTGGTAACAACTCAATGGACTTAAACTTTGGTTTTGCATTTACTTCTTACACAATTCCTTTCTTAGCGAATGTGAAATTTGTGTTGAACTCTGCATTTGACAATGTACATACAAATGACATTGAAAACCCAATCATAGATGGTTTCCCATTGTCTTCTTACAACTTCATTGTTTTTGATATCACTGATAACACTAATGACAACATTTACTTGTTGAAATTAAAATGGGACAATGAGTTGAAATGGTTCTACCAAAATGGAACAATGGATTACATGGGTCGCTCTCAAGGTTTTGCATCATCTGGTAACTTCAATGGATACCGTGTAATGATGTCTCAAACTATGCCAGCTATCTGGGTTAAAGATCCAACTAAGGTTCTTAAAATTGTTATGAGAAACCCTATCACTGGTGGTTCTTTCTAACATGTGAATTATGAAGAGGGAGGCAACCCCCTCTTCTTTTTTCTTTAAACTCCACACCTCAAACATATCTAGCAATAGATCGCCAGGGATAAAATCCTGGTACTTCTAAGTAACAACAACCTTTAAGTGGTTTAGAAGATAAGTAACAGTAATGTGAAACTAATGTTGTAAATTTGCATAAACCAACAAAAAACAAAAAGATGAGTACAATTATTGAAAAGCACCAAGCCTTTAAAAAGAACAGTGCATTAGCAATCAGACCTTTTATCAATGACGAAATTGATAACATGGGTTTAGAAAAATATAACATGGTTCTATTTGAATCAGTTTTTCATGAAGAACCTTTGATGTGTTTAGAATACAATGGTATCAAACGTTATGTAACTGGATTAAATGAGTTTGCTCCAGAAGTAAAAAACTTACCTGATGAGGAAAGAGAAGCTGCTATTAAAGAGATCAGAACTATTGTTGCTTCATTAGAAAGAGACTTAGCATCAAATGTTGTTAAGATTGATGATGAAAACTTTTGGGATAAAGTAAAACTTTTAAACCCATCAAATGATGAGTTCTGGGATAAGATTGTAATGAGATTTGGAAATGAACCTGTGTTCTTAGATCCAGCGAATGACCCTTATGATTTGATCAAGTTAAAGGCTATAGAAGCAGGAGGTTTCTCATTGGTGTTTAAATCATTGAATGATGCAAGAGCAAATGGAGGACAAGGAACAGGAGCTAAGTTTTACTTAGATAAATTTGAAGAAACTGCCTCTATTAAAACTGAAGTTAAAAAATTACGTAACAAAGCAGCTGCTGAATTACAAAAATTATTTGATAAAAACTTTAACAAGTTATTCTTAGTTGCTAAAGTTATAGATGCAAACTCTTCTCAATACAAAAAATCTACACCATTAGATATTATTTATGGTAACATGGATGCATACATCAATGGTGAAACAGTTGAGAAAGACAAAAAGAAAACTGCACAAAGATTCTTAGATATTGCAGCTTTAGATATGGAAACATTGAAATTGAGAGCAATTGTTAAAGATGCTAACTTATACAAATTGATTGCTGTAAGAGGTGATGGTTATATTTACCATATGAAATCTTCTGCAATGTTAGGTAAAAACTCATCTGATGTAGTTGAGTATTTGAAAAACCCATTGAATGAGGATGTCTTAATGGATGTAACAAAAGGAACTGAACAATACTGGAATAGCTAATGGATAATAATACGTTACAAATCAAGGTAAGAGAAAGGTTAAACAAACTAGCTTCTCAAGATTATGACAACATTGAGTGTTGGCATATAGCAGAAGCGTTTAACAAAGCTCAATTGGAATGGGTCAGACGTCAAATACATATTGGTGCTGGGCACACTGTTTCTGATGAATCTAGCAAGATGCAAATTGATGACATCCAGCCTTTGATTACACCATTTACAATGACTATAACGGCTATGGATTCTTATTATGAAACTGGTTTGCTTCCAGCAAATTACTTGTATTTCAAAAGAATCTCAGTAAGATCTTTGTCTAACTGCTGTCCTCCAAGGAGGATGGTAGTTTACCAAGCTGCTGTAGCTGATGTGGATAATCTTTTAGAAGATGTTCACAAGTCACCAAGTGTAGAATGGGCTGAAACGTTTTTTACATTACAAAGTAATAGATTGAGAATCTATACAAACAACAAGTTTGCTATTGAAGCTCCTATCTTATATTATTACAGAAAACCAAGATATGTTTCATTTGATGGTTGTGCTAGTCTTGAAGACGGTACACCTTCACCAAATGTTACATGTGAATTTAAAGATGACGTTACTGAGTTGATCATTGACTCTACTGTTGCAATTATTGCAGGAGACTTAGAACTTTTCAATCAGTATCAAAGAAATAAAGGTAACGCTCAAGAAAACGATTAATTATGGATATGGATTTCAGTGGTCAATACAGACTAAAAAGAAGAACATTCTCACCTGCAGGTTCTGTAAGTAGAGAAGAAAGTGAAGAACGAGATGAACCACTAGAAGAATGTGTTGCTGAAGTAGTGTCATGTTTAATGAATGCTGCTACCTCATTTCACAAACTTCATTTGAGAGTTTCTGGACAAGGTGCATTTGCTGCACACAAAGCATTGAATGAATTATATGACGCTTTACCTGGACATGCTGATGATTTAGCTGAAGGATTCCAAGGAAAAGCAGAAAAACTATTGGTTTATGAAGAAACTCCTCCAAAAGTTTTGAATTCTGTTGAGGAAGCGTTATCTTATTTAAGAGAGTTAGATATGGAAATCTGTGAATTACAGTTAAAGATGCCTTACAGCGAGATAGTCAATGACTTAGACACAGTAAAAAGCACGTTAAACTCAGGCAAGTACAAACTATTATTTTTGAAATAAACAATTTTTATTATTAACCCTTAACTTTTATCTTATGAGTTATTTTCCACATGCATTTGAAAAGATGCTCGTTGCTACGGCAGCTTCAACACCATTCCGTGTAGGTAATGGTACATTAAACACTTTAGATTTGACGGCTGGTCAAATTGGAGTTGTAGATGCAAAAACAAATTTGTTGTTAGACACTACAACTACACCAACTTATGCTGCTACGCCAATGGTGTATTTAGCACAAGGTTCTTTTAGAGTTTCTGATAAACTTGGTTCATCTTTACATGGTGGATATCAAGAAACAGTAAAATCAAAAGGTATTAATCCTAAGTATGTAAGTAAGTTTTACAAAACTTTACCTGCATTACCAGTACAAAACATTATCAAAGTTGCCAATCCTGGATGTGCATTAAAATGCAACACAACATACAGATTGCGTTTAGACGTAAAAGGTTCTCCTGCATTACGTTTCTTAACTCACAACTTGTACAGAACTTTAGATGCTACAACTGGATGTTGTGCAACTGGAAATCCTGACGTTGATGCTAACATTGTATTGTTACAATGGAAAGATCAAATCAATAACTATCCTTTAGTTAAAGATTTTGTTAAAGCAATTGTTTGGAACAAATTAATTACTGTTGCAACTGCTACAGCTACTGCTGCTGCTGCTTTAACAATGTCTGACAGAACAGGTATCAAAGCTGGTCAAAGAGTAACTTTTACTCCTTCAACTGCTTCATCTGCAACTGCATCTAACATTACTGGATTTACTTTCACAGTTGGTACTGCAACTAATACTGTATTCTCTGTAGGTCAAGTACTTACTGGAACAAATGTTGCTGCAGGAACTAAAATTGTTGAATTGTTAACTGGTAACGGTGGTACAGGTTCTACATTTAGAGTTGATAAATACAGTGCAACTGGTTCTCAAACTATTGCTTCTGCTACTGCTCTTACACTTTTTGTTGCTTCAACTTATGTTGCTGCTACAGGTGCTGGTGCTGTTGCTTTAGTTGCTGCTCACCTTCCATGGGAAGCTAGTGCAACTGCTACTGCAAATATCACTACAACTTCAATCACTCCTGTTTTCAATGAAAACATTATCAGTGATTACTACGATTCAACTGGTGCTCTTATTACTGGATACGTTCCTGTTACTGGTGCAGCTATTGCAAACGTTGTTTCTTACTTAGAGTTAATTGGAGCATATACTCAAACTGAATTCTTAGATTGTTCTTTCTCTCCAAGAGATCACGTTGAATTACAACCAATTCAAATCTATGCATCTATTGTTGATGATTCTGGATTAGCTTGTAGTGCATCTTGTTTTGCTGTTTCTGAAACACAACAAACATTCCAAGGTAAAGGATTCCGTGAGCCTTTAGTTAGAGAGTTAATCTTAGCTAAACGTTACATGCAAGAAGACTGGAAAGAAGATGTACGTTTACGTGAGGTTTTAGGTGATACATCTTTAGCAGAACTTGAAAAAGGTGCTAAATTTGTTGTATACCATATCTTACATAGTGTACCACGTAAATCTAACCCAAGTGGAATGATGGACAACGATCAATACTTGATCAAAGTTGTAGCTAAAGCTGAAGACACAGTCTTTGAAGCATACTTGAACACATTGTTATTAAGTTCTGGTAACAACGTTCAGTTAGAAATTTTAGCATAATCTAACACACTATAAAAATTAGGGAGAGCATTAGTTCTCCCTTTTTTTGTTTATGTGAGTTTTTATTACTAAATTCTTATTGTAGAACTTACTTATTTGACTTATGGCAACAAGACACGAATTAGCATTAGATGTGATAGAAACATCATGTGAAAACATATTAAACATTAGAGACCAATCAGTTTATGCATTGGGTCTTAGTGTAGATTGCCCACGTTTAGATGTGTGGGTTCCTGGTTTTGCACAACCAAATTACTTTGATACACCAACAACAGGTCTTTTACCAAACTTTGATTTAAGACTTTCACCTGCTCAATTATGTGTACCAGGATTAGCAGTTAGTGCAACAAGTACATTACCTGATGGTATTTATACCATAAGATATAGTGTATCACCAAATAATTTAGCATTTGTTGAATACTACCACTTGAGAACTACTAAGTTAACTAATGCATACTACAAAGAATTATGCAAGTTAAGATTGGAAGAGTGTGAACCAACAGCAGAGGTAAAACAAAAACTAAATGATTTGCGTTATATCAAAATGCTGATTGATGGTGCTAAGGCAAAAACTGAGTATTGTCATTCTCCAAAACAGGGAAAAGAAATGTATGATTTTGCTGCAAAGCAATTACATAAATATCAAAATGGTTGTTGTTTAACATGCCATTAATACAAACACTTTAAAACCAACAATTTATGTTTTGTCCAAATTGCCAAAGAAACTTAGGATGCGGTTGTCAGAAACGTGTTGCATCAGATGGTGCTCAAGTTTGTCAACATTGCATCAGTGATTATGAGATAAAAATTGCAAACCTTAAGCACGTGCCTAAAGATAAACTCAACTAATATGTCAACAAAGTCCACAATTAATAAACTTTTTGCTGAAGCAATTTTTGCCAAATACCAAACTCAACGTTTTGGTTTGAAAAATTGTAATAACAAGGTTGATGTTGATCTTGCATATGATTTGCTAAATTTGTACAATGTTACAGATAGTTTAGTTGATTGTAATCCTGAAGAACAACTTGCTTGTTGTCCACTTTGTGTTATTGAAGAACGTATAAATACTTTATAATGGAACCATTAGATCATAGTTTAAAACTAGGAAAGACTGCATGCACATATCAGTCTACACAATGTGTAATCTGGGAAGGTCCAGATTTACCTTGTATAAGTTTGTGTAAGGGTGATTCAATCCAAGATGTAGTTTACAAACTAGCTGAAAAAGTTTGTTTAATGGCTGCAGCAATACAGATTGATGCGTCAACTATTAATTTTTCATGTATAAAAGAAGGGGATAATACAACACCTGATAATTTACAAGAAACAATTCAAGCATTAATTTATAAAGCATGTGAGACATCAACAATAACAGGTGGTACTAGTGGTACATTACCAAACATTACTTTACCAAGTTGTTTATGGCATCCTGATATTGATGGTGATTTTATTACCATTGCACCATTAGATGAAGCTGTTTCCATTCTTGCTGGTGATTTTTGTCAACTGGCTACTACTGTAACTGGTTTACAATCTCAAATAAATGTTTTAGATGGAAGAGTTGATGCTTTGGAACTTGCTGGTTCTGGATCTGGAGGTGGTGGTACTGTAGTAACTACACCAATAACAATTAGTCCTTCATGTGTGTCTGGAACACCTGGTGTTGCTACACCTATTGGCACAGCCTTTGAAGCATTAGAAGCAAGTTATTGTAACTTTAAATCTTTATTGGGAAGTCCAACACAGATCAATACTGCTGTTGCATCTCAATGTTTTGGTTTAGGTGGTTTAGATCAATTGTTTAATAACGTTGATCAAATGAATGAGTTGACCAATTGGTCAAGTTCTCCTGCTACAATGGCTCAATCCTTGACAAATGCTTGGTTGACTATATGTGACATGAGAGCAAAATTTGTTAATTATTTGGCAAGTCATGAGGGAACTTGTGTACTTATTCCTTCAAAGACATTAGCTATAACGGCTATTTCTCCTAATACTGCTTTAATAGCTTGGACACATCATGGTTTAGCAGCATTTGATAAACCTTTAAGTGTTATAGTAACTGTATATAACTATGATCCTGTAACAGGTTCTTCAACTGGTTCAGCAATTGCTGGATTAGGTGGTATATACCCAGGACCTACTCTTACTTCTCCTGGAACATTATCTGCTTCTTTAAACACAGTATCATTAGACTACACAAAAAACTATGTAGTAAAAATTGCATCTGTATATGATTGTGGCACATCTGAAACAGTTCAAGTTGTAGGTAAATTAAATGCTTGTCCTGTCAACTTTAAATTAAAAGTTGTATCATCAAATCCAGTTAACACAATAACTACATCAGGACCTTGTGCAAGTTTTGGTTCACCAGCTACTACAGTTACTAGAACTATTGCTGTAACATTAACTGATACAGCAGGTACTACTGTTACAAATACTAAACCTATAGCAATTACAGCTACTTTAAAACTTACTGTTACTGATTGTAATATTGCAAATGATGTATTTGAATACATAACTATAACAATACCACCTGGTGCAAATACTTGGACAGGTACATATGGATCATCAGTTCCACATGTATGTGCATCTACAGGAAGTTGTTTACCGATACTAAGAGGAAATTCTATTGCAAGAATAGCATTAGAAAACATATCTTATTGTGATGTGATAAATGGACCAATTACTTACTTATAAAACATTAATATATGTATCCAAATTTTGATTGTAGATCTTGTGCTGATTGCACCCCTACTCAAACAGTTATTACACCTGTAAACTGTGCTGGTGGAACACCATGTTTAGATTTTATAGGTACAACATGTGTTGTTTATCAAGGTGCACCTTTTGCTTGTGGAGCAATAACAATTGCAACAGGTGAAATACTTACAAGTATCTTAACAAAAATATTAACAGCAATATGTGCTGGAGGATTTACTGGAGCAACAGGACCCACAGGACCTCCAGGACCAAGTGTTACAGGACCTACAGGTCCAACAGGACCTTCTGGTACAAATGGTGTAACACCAAGTATTACAATTGCTAATACTTTCAATGGTGCACCAGGTACAAATGCTCTTGTTGCTCTTGCAGTTGGTAGCACTTTAACAAATGTACTTTTAAATGTTACAATTCCTAGAGGAAATCCAGGTACAAATGGTACAAATGGTATTGGTATAGGAAGTGTTGTAGTAAATGGTTCAGGACATCTGATCATAACTAAAACAGATGCAACCGTTATAGATGCAGGAAGTGTACTTGGTCCTCAAGGACTTCCAGGAGTTGATGGTATAGATGGCATAGATGGAAGAGCTGGTTCAAACAGTTTATACTATGTAAATGGTATTTTGACATCTGGCACTTTAGGAAGAGGTAGACTTGAAATAAATTCTCAAACACTTTCTGCAGTAACTCAAATAAAGATTAGTGACACATCGATGCAACAAGGTTCTCCAACATTGTTTCCACTTGGTCAAGCTTTATCATGGGTAAGTACACCTGGTATAAATGATTACTTGCAAATATATGATACAACAGATCCAACTATTTTTGGAATTTATAAAATTACTGCAAAATTAGCAGAACCTTCTATTCATGGTATAAAGTTTACAGTTGTACCAGTTACAACAAATGGTGTATCTGCTATATATAAGGAATTTGCTACATCATATCTTTTGATGGGCAAAGATGGATTAGCTGGCACACCTGGGAGTAATGGTTCATATGTTTCTGGGGCACTTATAAATGGTATTGGTGATTTAATCATAACACTATCTAACTCAACTGTTTATAATGCAGGAAGTGTACTATACGACTTTGGTTCAGGAACTTTAAATACTGTTGCAAAATGGACACCTGATGGAATGCATTTAGGTGACAGTTTGATTAAAGATAATGGTAATGCTGTTACAGTAGGTATTGCTGCTTTCTCAACATTTAATTTTTTCAAAGTAGAAAGTAGTACTCATATTGGAGCAGGTTGGTTTAGAACAACTGCTGTAAATGCTACACCAGGATTTTCATCAGTTGGTGTAAAAGGAACAGCGTCTGGAATTGGTACAGTAAATTCAAATATTGGTATATCAGGATATGCTTCTAATAATGCCCTTTTAAACATTGGTACTCAAGGTATTGCAGATTTTGTATCAACAACAGCAACAAATTTTGGTGGTGAATTTCAAGCACTTAATGGTTTGTACAATTATCCTTTGAGAATTGTAGCTGCTGCAGCTGATGCTGATACAAAATTACTAATGGCTAAAGCGAATGATGGAAGGGCTGATTGGGGAACTATTAATGACTTATCACAAGCGGTAGTAGATCCTTCTGGTGATTACTTAATGTTTTATGATGCATCAACAACTTTACATGCAAAAGTATTAATAAGTGATTTAGTTGATGTAACTTTACAAAAAGAAATAACAACTAATTATACATTAACAAATGCTGATGATGATTACACAATTTTTATTAACAATGGAGCAACACCTGTTACTATAACTTTAGGAGCAATAACAAAAGCAAACTTTTGTGTAGGTTTTATACAAGAAGGTTCAGCAGATGTAACTTTTGTAGGTACTGGGTTATCAAATCCAATAGGACTTAAAAGCAAAGGTCAAGGATATCAAACTTTTATTGAAAGAAAACTTGCTACTTCTACATATTACTTATTAGGTAACACCAAAGCATAAGATATATGAAAGATTTTAAGAAAAACGTTTATCGCACAGCAACTATTTCAGATTTGTGTCCAAATTGTACAGAAACTTCTGTTTTAATAGGAACGCAACGGTGGAAAACATGTAACGCAAATGTTACAACATATAGAGATGGTACGCCAATTCCTGAAGTAACAGATCCAAGTACTTGGGCTGCACTTACAACAGGAGCATGGTGTTGGTATAACAACGATCCAGCAAATGGTCCGATTTATGGTAAACTCTATAACTGGTATGCCATCAATGATACAGTGCATGGTGGATTAGCTCCAGTTAGTTGTCATCTTCCAACAGATGAAGAATGGACGGTTTTAACAAATTATCTAGGTGGTTTAACTATTGCTGGAGGAAAAATGAAAGAAGTTGGATTATGTCATTGGAATACTCCTAATACAGATGCAACTAATACATCTTTATTCACAGGTCTTCCAGGCGGTGCCCGCAACAGCATTGGAAATTGCATCGGCATTGGTGACTACGGTCACTGGTGGAGTTCTACGGAGAAAGATACAAACTTTGCTTGGCTCCGCTACCTGAACAACAACAGTGGCGGTGCAGACAAAAACTACAACCTTAAGAAAAACGGGTTGTCTGTTAGGTTTATAGAAGACTGTCAATGTGTTGCTGGAGAAGTGTCAATTGGTACACAAATTTGGAGTTGTCAAAATTTAAACGTATCTACTTATAGAAATGGAGAGGTAATTCCTCAAGTAACAGATCCTGCCGTATGGCAAGCATTGACTACAGGAGCATGGCGTTATTATAACAATGATCCAGCAAATGGGGCAATATATGGCAAATTGTACAATTGGTATGCTGTAAATGATTCAAGAGGACTAGCTCCTGTAGGGTGGCATGTACCAACAAGTCCTGAATGGTCATCTCTTCAAGGTGAGTTAGGTGGAGCAAGTGTTGCTGGAGGTAAAATGAAACAAGTTGGAACAACGCTATGGAATGCTCCAAACACAGATGCTACTAATAGTTCATGTTTTACAGGACTTCCAGGTGGTTGGGTTAACTTTGTAGGAGGTTTCTACCAAATAGGTAATCAAGGTCGCTGGTGGAGTTCTACACAAGACGGTGTAGACCTTGGTGCAGCCCGTATCCTAAACTATGACTCTGGTATTTTTTACAGTAACAGTGATTATATAGGAAATGGCTTATCTGTTAGACTTGTAAAAAATTATTAAAACAATAAAAACAATATATTATGGCTCAAGAAGATTTTGTAATAGCAGGAACTGGTACAGGATGTGCAGAATGCAATGGGTTATCCCAATGTGCATCGTGTAATCCTTCAGAATTACCTGCATTAGTACCATGTTCTACAGGAACACCCTGTTTAGAAACGGTTTACACAAACTGTGTTGTGTACAATGGTGCACCAATTACTTGTGGTTCACAAACACTTGTTAATACAGGGCTTGGTTTAACACCCTTGATTCAAAACTTATATGCTCAAATATGTGCAGGAGGTTTTGTAGGAGCCCCAGGTACACCAGGACTTCCTGGTCCACCACCTGTACTTCTAATAACACCAGCGGTGCAAATTGCAACACCTAGTTTACCTCCTATTGTTACTAGTACACTAGTTAGTCCAGGAACATATAGTCTTCAATTTAGATTGCCTTCTGGTAATGATGGTGTTTCACCTAATGTTACACCCTTTAATGTTTCAACAGGAGCACCTGGAACAAGTGCCATTGTCACATTAGATCCGTCAAGTACACCAAGTGTAAAACGTTTTAACTTTACAATACCAAGAGGTGATGTAGGACTTCAAGGTAATCAAGGTGTTGGTATTACATCTGGTGTTATCAATGGAGCAGGTCACTTAATTATAACTAAATCAGATGCTTCAGTATTTGATGCAGGTTATGTAGTAGGACCAGCAGGTGATCCAGGGGATGATGGAAGTCAAGGTTCTCCAGGTTCAAACTCAATCATTTATAAAATGGGAGTGGATGCACCAGGTAATGTAGTTGTAAATGCTTTACAAGCTACATCAGTAACTCGTGTAACTGCAAGTAATACATCAAGAGTTGGTTATTATGGTATGGTTAATCCTATATTGAGTAATGCAAATGCCTGGTTAGAATCTGTAGTTGTTGGTGATAGAATACAGTTATACAATTCTTTAAATAGTACTATTTTTGGTATTTATGAGGTTTGGAGAATTCTTAGTAACTCTACAAACACATCACATATTTTTGAAGTAAATTTAGTAGCAGGTTCAGGAACATTTATAACTGGAAGTGATATATCAGTTTCTTTTACCCTAAAAGGTGATAGAGGTTTTGCTGGTAGCAATGGAACTGATGGTGCAAAAGGAGCAGTTGGTCCAAACACTTTAGTTTATGAATGCAACTCTAGTACAGTAACAGCACCAGGTAAAGCCGTTTTAAACAATGGTAATCTTGCTCTTGTAAATACTCTGATTTTAAATGAAACATCAATGTTGGGTTATACTGGTGCTGTAGCAAGTATTGGTAATGCAGCAACATGGTTAAGCTCTATTGACACAAATGCAAGAGTACAGATAACAGATGTAAATAACTCTGACGTCTTTGCAATTTTCAGAGTTATAAGTAGTACACATGTTGCTAATTATCACACATTTAACATGGCGTTAATTGCATCTAGTGGTAGCATCACTCTTACTGATCAAAACTTTGCAATAAACTATGTTAATCCAGGTTTAGATGGAAACTATATTGTAACAAACTATATAGCACCAGGTTCAGATCCAATTTGTCTTTATGGAGGAATTCTTGTTGAAACACGTTCTGGTGTAGATGATGAATTAGTAGGTACACCTTTAAAACTTTGCAATCCAAAAAATGGTGATTATGTAACTGTATCACCTGCACCTACTACTAGTTTTGGGGATGGGGAGCATCCTGTGCCTGGACCATGTCCATTTGGAGGTCTTGCAATTAAAACATTTGATGGTGGCAATAATGCATTACTTTCTACTAATTATGTGTGTAATGGACCAAGTTACGTAGACATAGTAGGAAATTGTGAATTTAATACAGAAACAGAAGTTTCATCGACAGGTATTACTGTTGAAATAACAAACAATGATTCAGGATGGTTAGATCTTTTAGGATTTACTCATTTAGGTACTCTAGATAATAATAAGCCACAAGTTAGAAGAATTGGTAAACAAATATTTTTTAGAGGAGCCGTTACAATACCTCTGGCAAATCCAACAACTGGTGGTAGCACTGCTATAGTTTTAGGTGCTGGCTCATATGCTAGTACAAATGGCTACGCTGATATTGCTGCAGTTGCTCCTTATACAGGAACAGGAGGTGTAACTCTAAATCCAAATGGGGGTCTGTATTTTAAAAACAATACTACATGTTTACCTACAGCATTATGGTGTAATGGTGTTCAGCCAAGTTTTAATAGCAGAACAGCTTTTGGTGGTGTCATCATAGCACAACGTCAAACTAGACTTAACTCACTCTCTGGTGGAGCTGTTGTAAATGCTACAACAAAACTTATATCAGGTACTACTTCTTACGGAGCATCTTTGTCTACAGTTTTTAGTTTATACATTATGTCAAATGGTGCTCTATACATTGGCACTGTTCAAGATGTAGAACAACCTCTTGGTACAAGTACTACATTAAATGGTGGTTCAACAATGAGACCAATAATTTGTAATGTAAGAGAAGGTGATTTTGTAACTAAATGGAATGCTGCAACAACATCTTTTGATGGAGCAGGTACAGGAAATGTTAACTCACCGTTAGATGCTGATACTTCATCTTTAGGAAAATGGTTAATTACATGTGATGGAGGTGATTATAATCAAGTAGGTGGTTTTTCATTTACTATTGACAGTTTGCATTTTATACTTGATTAATTAGGTTTGTTGGTTTACCTATGAACTTACCCCTTTTGGTGTGATGCTAAAGGGGGTTTGTTTTATAAAAAAATTCTTATCTTTACAAACATTCTAAAACAATTTTATGAACAATATTGCAGAAGTGTATCAAAGTCTTCAAAGAAAGAAATCTATTGAAGTAGAAGCTGAACGATTAGGAATCACAATTGATGACTATGTTGCAGCTAAAGATCAGATAAGTGAAGTTCTTAGAGAGAAAAGAGAAGCCATTGCAGATTACATTGCAGATTTAATCACAGGTTCTGACAAGACTAGGACAGACATAGACAAGTCCTGTCCAACTAAAGAATTACTATTAGCAAGTAGAGTGATAGAAGTTCATGAAAATGTTGAAGAAGGCACAAGTAAGATTACAGCATTATCTTCAACAGAACCAAAATCAGCTGAGGAAATCATCAGTATTCTAAAACTGGACACTACCAAGTGGAAACTTAGTCAATATTGGAATAAAGAAAAACATGATAAATGGTTAGTATCAGCATTGGTAACAAGAGTAAAAGAAGAAGAAAGAGCAATAGTTGATTTATATGAACTTCTTAGTGAAAGAGGTATACCTGAATTTGAAGCAGTTAAACCAGAAGACTTACAACTTAATAGAGATGTAGATGAACGCGTTTGTGGAGTAATGTCTTTTCAAGATTTACATTTTGGAAAATTAGACAATGATGATATCGCAGAAGAAGTTTATAAAGCAGCTAAGTATCTTATATCAAAAGCTTATTTAAACTACCATTTAGAAAAGATCATTTTTGTTATTGGAGGAGATATTTTAAACATGGATACATTTCATGGTACAACAACAAAAGGTACCGTTGTAGAAAATGGTATGACAGCACCTGATGCTTACTTGTTAGCATTTGATACAGTATGTAGAATAATCAACTTGTTTAAACAATATACAGAAGATTTAGAAATAGTATTTATACCAGGAAATCATGATAGACTTTCATCATTTCATTTGTTGCATGCTGTTTCTCAAGCTTTCTATAAAGAAAGAAATATCAAGTTTAATGTAAAGTATGAAGAAAGAAAAGTTATTCAATTTGGTGTTAACATGTTTGCAGTTGAACATGGTGATGTAACTGCAAAAAACAATCCACTGGTTTATGCAACAGAGTTTCCAGAAATATGGGGACAAACTTTATACAGAACATTATATACTGGACATTACCATTATGGTAAAACCAAAGAGTATATAACAGAAAATGGAGAGAATGGTTTTATTACTAAAATCATACCTGCATTGACTGCTGGTGATTATTATCATCATCATAACAAGTATACAGGATCAAGACGTTCAGCGTTAATTCACTTACATGATGCACAAAAAGGATTAGTTTCTGAGTTTACATATAGCATATAACTTTGAAAAGTCCTTATTTTTTAGTAATTTCTTATTGACACCCATGACAGAAGTAAAGATACCAGACTTAAATGCTCCAAGATTTAGAAAAGAATCTGAAGGGACTTTAAACAAGGAGTTCATTGCATTGATTAGAAAAGAGTTAGCATCTGTGAGAGACCTTACAGATGATGATATAAAAGATATCATACTTTCTTTTAATGGAAATGTTTGGAAAACAGTAGTAGAAAAAAGAGATGGTGTTGAATTACCAGAACAATTAGGGCATATCTTTATTGGAACATGTCCTGCTAAGAAAAGTAAGAATGTAGATTTCAAAGCTACAACACAGCACATGAAAGCTATACAACATAGAAACTGGGAAAGCGATCAGCATTTGGCTAAAATCTTTTTTACAAACTATGGAACAAAGTATAGATTTAAAAATCATGAATTGTGGGGCTTTACTGCAGTAAGACAATTTAAAAGAACTGTTGGACAGGAGTATCCTAAAAGATGGAAACAGTATATAGAAGTCGATTCAACAAAAAAGATTTCTGCTGTTTACAAAAAGAATGAATACTATCTTGGAAAACAAGAAAGAGCAGAAAATAAAATAGACACTTATAACGAGTTTGATTTATGACAACAATAGGAGAATCAATATCAAGAGTAAGAAACCAGATTAAGTCAGTTAAGCAAGATGCCTTTCTGACTGATCGTTTTTTATATTCAGTCATAATGAAGCATGCAAAGCTTCTTATGAGAAGACAAGACAATGTAAATAAAATCATGAAGTTTTCTTCAGTATTTCAACCGTTAAAGTTTGTTGAACTAATTGATGTAGATAAAGCTGATGCTGGTTGTATTTGTATTTACACTGGTTGTAAAATAAAGAGAAGTAAAGAAAAACTTCCAGCAATGATAGAAGGTTATTTTGGTCCTTTAATCAGAACTGTTTCATCATTAGACATAACAGAAGATTTAACACCAACATACCCAGCTACATTTGAAAAAATGGTTAAGCAAAAAACATTCAAATATAATAAGAAAAAATACTATTGGTATTTAGATGGTTATTTATACTTTCCTAATATTGATTGGGATGCTGTAAGAGTTGAAGGAGTGTTTGAAGGAGATATTAGTAAATACAACTGTGATACTGATGATGACTGTACGTACATCCAAGACAAGAGTATCAATGTTCCAGAATTTTTGTTTTCTGAAATTGAGCAATTGGTTGCAAGAGATATGGGTGTAATGCTGCAGATTCCTGGTGATGCAGGTCACGATATGGGAAGTTTAACAAGATAATCTAAATAAGATGTTAAAAGAAATACAATACAGAACCTTTGATGACCTGTTAGACAGTGTTAGAATTGATTTAAGAACATTTGATCTTGAAGGGATGATAGACTCTCAACAACTTCTTAAAGTGGCTATGAGAGTCAATTATGATCTTGGTTTAAAAATTAATCCTGCAAGATCAAAGGTTATAGAAATAGTAAATGGTAAGGGAAGACTCCCTGCTGATATAGATGTTTTGAATTTTGCATTGTTATGTGATGACAAAAACATTTTGGCTTATCCAATAGAAACAACATATTCTTACAAAACGTATTGTCAAGGTGTACTTGACGGTATAAACATGGCTGATGATGTACTAAGAGCAAATGGAGGTATGATAAACTTATATACACAAACTTTGACAATTGTCCCAGGTGACAACTTGATCAATCATAATCTTAACACAAGAGACTTTATTGTACAGTGTTATGACGCAACTGGAAACTTTATATCATTAGATATAGTGTTTAATACAGTTGATAATATGAATTCTTTTAATCTTAACTCTGCTTTTCCAGGTAATTTAGCAAATGTAAAAGTTACAATAATTGGTGGTAGTAATATTGCTGCAGGTTGTGGATTAGCAGTAGGAGATATTTCTACATGTTGTAGTGATGGATTGGTTACAACAAGATGTACAGCAACAACAGAATTAAACACAACAGGTGGTGTGACATGTTGTAATGAAGAAGGTTTTAGATATGAGTTTAAAAAAATGATTCCTTTGAGAATTGGAAAAAATAAAACACTATCTGTTGACTCTCCAAACATTCACATTAATACAACAGAAAAATATACAGTAGTTATCAAGAATGGCTTTCTTGTTTGCAACTTTCCTGATGGAGAAGTTTATCTAAACTATCAATCATTAATGGAAGACGATGAAGGAAACTTATTGGTTATGGATCATCCATATGCTAATGAGTATTATGAATATGCAATCAAACAAAGAATTTTTGAGAATCTTTTCATGGCAGGTGAACCAGTTAATAATCACTTACAACTTGTTACTCAGCAACTTAGACCAGCAAGAAACAATGCATTGACTTTTGTTAATACACCAGATTTTGCTACATTAAAACAAACATGGGAAATGAACAGAAAAGCTCAGTATCTTAACTACTACAGAATGTTTAAATAAATAACTTATGGCAACAGGATTTACTAATACAACCAGTGCTGAAACAAGTACTTTTGGCAAAGGAATGGTTAAGGATAATAATGAATTGTTCTTAACTGATGGTATGTGGCATAATGCTATTAATGCTATAAACAATTCTCACATTGGTGATGGTGGTACATTAGGAAATGAACCTTCAAATCAACTTTGTACAACACTACCTTATACAATACTTGGGTATGCTCACATACGTGACACTAGGTACGTTATGTTTTCTGGTGATAATGTAAACTCTGAAATTGGAATCTTTGATGAAAAGGATTGTTCATATACAAAATCTGTAAATGATAAATGTCTTGGCTTCAAACTTTCACATCTTATAACGGCTATTGTAAAAGAAAACTACGATTGTACCTTTTCAGTATACTTTCAAGATGGTTTAAACTATGATAGAACATTAAATCTTGACAAGACTCAAGAATATTACAAAGTTGATGGTGACTCAAATTTAGATCCAGATTGCTATGAACCACATTATACTACCGAACTTGATTGTAACAAATTAAGACTTCATCCAATTGTAAAACAACCATGTGTAAATGTAACAAGGTCACAAGGAGCTGGTCAATTGCAAAATGGAAGTTATGTTGCTTTAATTGCATATAGTGAAAATGGTATAAAACTTACAGATTATTCAATGCCAAGTGCTCCACAACCTTTGTGGGATCATACTGGCGTTGGTGGTTCTATAGACATTACTGTTTCAGGTTTAGACACAAACTTTAATGAGTTTGAATTAGTTATAGTACAAACTGTAAATCAAAACGCGTCTGCTAAAAAAATAGGTAATTACTCTATAACACACAATGCTGGTGTAAATAGTACAAAGATTAATTTAGATGTTATACTGCTAAGTTTGACTACTGTTGACATGAGAATTTTACCTTTGAAATCAGTAATTTATGACAAGAGTGATAAAATGTTTACTCTTAACAATTACTTGATTAGATCTGGTTTAACAACTGAGCCTGTAATTAACTATCAACCATTAGCAAACAAAATAAAAACTGAATGGGTTGCTGTTAAATATGATTCAGATTACTATTGGAATGGTGGACATCATGTGAGTTATCTAAGAGATGAAGTATATTCTTTTTTTATAAGATGGGTATACAACACTGGTGCAAGATCTGCATCATATCATATTCCTGGTAGAGCTGCTGTTGCTTCAGACTTAGTAATAGTAAATACTGCAGATGTTGTTTATTCAAAAAACAAAGCATGGCAAGTTTATGACACTTCAACATCTGGATTTCTATCTGGAACTGCTGATGACGGTGTTGGACAGTTTGTAAACAAAGGTAACATGGCTTATTGGGAGTCTACTGAAAAGTATCCAAATGATAAACCAGAAATCTGGGGAGATTTGTGTGGAAAAAATGTTAGACACCATAAGATGCCGTCAAATGAAACTACACACATTCATGAAGTAGCAGGTTTAAACACTGATAGTATAAAAATATTAGGTGTTAAGTTTTCTAATATTGCCAAACCTGTAGACTCAACTGGTGCTGTTATATCTGAAATCATTGGTTATGAGATACTTAGAGGTTCACGAGAAGGTAACAAAAGCATTGTAGCAAAAGGAATGTTTAATAACATATGGGAATACAAACTAAGAAAAACAAATCTTACCAAAAAAGGATTGTTTCAAAACTACCCATATAATGATTTAAGACCAGATCCATTTCTTGTTAGAACTGAAGATTATGATGCCCATATATTACAGGGTGGTGAAAATGATTCAGCAGGAGCAAACTTGACAACATATAGAAAAGATATGTTTTCTTTTCATTCTCCTGAAACAACTTTTGCAAAACCATACATTGGTAATAATTTTGTAAAACTATACAAAGAACAACAAGCAACGGTTTCAAATCAATTTCAATTTCCTTATAGACATCCAAAGTATGTTATGATTACAGACGGTGCATTTATTGCAGCAGCAGTATGTGGTATTGGTATTGGATTAGTTGCAGCACTTGGTTCTTCTTCAACGCAGTCAACTGAAGATGTTTCTTTCTTTGGTTTAGCTGGTACACAGCAAACAGGTGGTCGTGGAGCTGGAGAAGGTAGTGCTATCCTGGACACTATTGCTGGTAACATTACCAACATTAAAGGTATTGCTGGTTTAATAATGGGAGCTGTAGTTTTTGCTGCAAATTTTATGTATTTTGCTGGACAAGGTACAGATAAGGTTTTAGAAACAGTAAGAAGAATTAGTAAAAAACGTCAATATGTTTTACAACTAAATAGTCATGGTTTTTACAGAGAGTCAGCAAGTGTTGCAAATGCTGCATCGGCTCCCTATACAAGTGCACCTTCTATAATAAGAGAAGTTAAACCTTCTAAAATAAAATACATTGGTTCTGGAATTCATGATTTTGATGCTAGTTATAGAATCAATAATCTTTATAGAACTAAGTATGTTGCTTTAGAACTTAAAGCTGATGTAGCAAACCCAGTATCTACAACTGATAATTCAAAAGCTACTTTAGCAAACATGGGTATGAGTTATAAAGAAGGTAATGTAACTAAAGAATTTCAAACAACAAGTGTTGCTTATTATGGTGCTATCAAAATGGACTATGATAATCAGTATGGACAGTTAGGTTCTATTATACAAGTTCCTGTTGCATCTTGTGTAAATTCAGGAACAGAATCACCAGTGATTTTTGGAGGTGACACATACATAAACAGATATACAGAAAAAAATGCATATATGTTTTTTGATACGTGGTTAATGGGAGAACTTGACGCTACTGAATTTGACTATAGAACTTACATTAATGGACCATTGCCAAGATACTGGGCTAACTTTGAAAAGTTTGATCTTGATGATTTAGGTTTTGGTGCTGTCGGAGGAGGTGATGCTGGTACAGATAATGCTGCTGAAGATGATGACGATGGAAACTCAGCAAAAGCAAAAGAAAAAAAGGGATTTTTCAAAACTTTAAAAAGTTTTAAGCTTACTTCACCAAGTGATTTTCATAGATTTGATAGAAACGGTAAACATGGTGTACTTGCAGTTAAGTGGGCTTACATGTATTTATCTGCAAATGGAGTACGAGATTTCTTTTGTGAGTCAGAATTCAATCTTGCTTACAGAGACTATGGTGAAGATACTACTCAAAAGTTTTATGATCCTTATGGTAACTCTTTTAATGATACAAACTTAATGTTTAGATCAGATCTTATCATAAAACCAACATTCTTCAAGTATGACTTATCATTAAGTGCATCAAAGTTATATAACAACTTTACAACTTGGGGTGCTATTTTACAAAAAGATTATGATCCAAAGATATATTCTTCTTGTTTTGAGTATTATCCTGATAGAGTTATTTATTCTTTACAACAACAATCAGGTTTAAAACGTGATAACTGGAGAAACTTTTTACCTTTAAACTATAAAGACTTCAAGGGTAAAATTTGTTCTATAAAAGCAATGAATGCAACAGGTGCTATAATCCTTTTTGAAGATGCTGAACCTGTTAACTTTGTTGGTGTAGATCAATTACAAACAACTGGAGGTGTGAAAGTTACAATTGGAGATGGTGGTCTATTTGCACAAAACATGCAAAGTCTTGCTAATGCAGATGACGTTTTAGAATATGGATCATGTATAAGCTCAAGATCTGCTGTCAATACTCCATTTGGTTTATTTTATATCTCACAAAAAGCTGGTAAAATATTACAATCTAATGGTGGAAGTTTAGATGAGATTTCTAGAAATGGAATGAAGTATTGGTTCATGGAACACTTGCCGTCAAAACTTCTTACAGCTTTTCCTGATTGCGAGTTATATGACAATCCTGTTATTGGTATTGGATGTCAAGCAGTATATGATGCCCAATATGAAATTATATACTTTACAAAAAAGGATTACATGCCTTTAAGACCTGAAGCATTTTTATTTGATGACATATCAGGCATACCTTATTTTATAACTGATACTCATGTAAAAAGATTTGTACCATTTTCTGATACAGCATCATGGCAAGATTGTTCATGGACTATTAGTTATGATCCAAAAACAAAAATGTTTGTGTCATTTCATGAATGGATACCACAACTAGCAATGCCTTCTTATAAACATTTCTTCACAATGAAGAATAGAGGTATATGGAGACACAATAGTACTTGGAATAGTTACTGTAATTATTATGGTACTGATTATCCTTGGGAAGTTGAGTTTCCTGTTGTTACTCCAAATGCTGTAAACAGTATAAGAAACGTTGAATACTTTTTAGATACTGTGAAGTACTATAACAATGGGGATGACTTCCATCACCTGTTAGATGAAAACTTTGATAGAGCAATTGTATTTAACTCAGAGCAAGTATCAGGTATTCTAAAACTTATTACACAAGGTAAAAACTCACCATTACATGTTGTCAACTATCCTCAAATAGGTTTGAATGGTATTGGTATCATATATTCTAAAGAAGAACAAAAGTATAGATTCAATCAGTTCTGGGACGTTACAAAAGATAGAGGTGAATTTACAGGAGTAAAAATTCCTATTTGGATGACAGACTGTGCTGGATTTAGAAGAGTCTTAAATCCAAGTGCAATTGATTACACAAAACCTGCTGTAGAACGCAAAAAGTTTAGACATTTTGCTAACAGAGTAATTTTGCGTAAATTAGTTAGTGGGGACAAGAAGATGATTCTGAAACTGGTTAATGTTAAACTTTTAGCAAGTACAAGATAATGGAAAACGACTTTTTAAAATATGTTTCTATGATGGGTTATAAGAAAAATAGCCCTGATAGAAACAATCCTATGAACATCATACCTTCTGGTAAGATCACTATGAAGGAAGACGATGGTACACCATTGGAACAATCAATTCTTGCTATTAAACCAAATGGTAGTCAAGTAGTTATGAAACCAGGTAATAATTACAATTTTGGCAAAGGTCCTATTTTAGAAATTCCTTTACCACACGATGAAGAAGAATCATCGAATAGTTTACATCCATATGCTTATCAGTTTCAGACACAACCTGATACTTCTGTTTTAGGAATGGGGGCAGATATGTATCATAAAAACTTTAGTCTTGGTTTAGAAAGTCAAACACCTTTATTTAAAGGCAATGAATTTCCTGCTATGCAAAAGGTAAAAGTAGGATATGATAAACCTTTATCTAATAACACAAGTATAAATTTTAATGTTGGTGCATCACGCAACAGTGAAAGCATTAATCCATCTTTTGGCGTTGGTGTAAGACATACTTTTCAAGAAGGTGGTACAACTGGATCAATGATGTATGACTATGATGAGATGTTTGGTAAACTTGCAAAAACAAAATCATTACCAAAAGCACAATATGGTGGAGATCAGGTGTATACCTTTTCTGGAAGACCTGATTCACAATACAAAAATGTAAATGGTAAATGGCATATTCAAAATGACGACACTCATGGTAACTTTGTAGAGATCAAAGATCCTACTGGAAAACGTTCTGCAGTTTTAAACAAACAAGCAAAACCATTAAACAGTAATAACATATCACCAGAACAACAAAAAGGTTGGGATGCGTTGGGTAAAACATTAACAATTCCAAAACAAAAGCTTCCTAAAAATATGAGTGAAGCTCAACAAATGATGGACAATGGTGAATTAGACTATGAGTCCTGGGATGAAAGAAAAGTAAGAAATCAAAAAGAAGCAGATGCTCGTAAAGATCAAAGAGTTAAATCTTTGAGTGATTATGAAAAACGCTTTGACAATCCTAAATACAATCAGTTTACTGGATTACCAGGTGAAAGTTATAGAGACCATTTAGCAAAAGAAGCAGAATCACTGGATGCAAAGTTTAGAGTTTCACAAGAAGACAATCTTTTTGATGACTATCTTAATCCTGCAGTATGGATTGGTAGTATGGCAAAAGCATTAGGAGAAGCTCCTAAGAAAGCTAAAGAAACAGATTCTTATATGCCTTACTTAACAAGTATTGGTGCACCTTTAGCTATGGGAGCATTAGCAGGTTTAGGATCTGCAACTAACAGACAATTTGTAAATAACATTATTAATCCTGCAGCTGGTCTAAAAGTTCCATATTCTGGTGCAATTAAGAAAGCATTAGGAACAGAAACAGGGTTGTTATCTAAAGCTCACAATCTTAATCCAAAAGCAATAAGTAAATTTGACAATCCAGAAATGTCATATAGAGTAGCTGGTACAGATAACTATGATGATATGTTAGAATCTGCGGTACTTAGATCTCAAATTCCAGAAAACATATCAAGCGAAGGTTTAAACATGGCAAGACCTACAAGTTTTCCTTCTTTTCAAAAAGGTTATGCTGACTTAAGATACATGCCTGAAGAAGGAGGTGTAATTTTTCAAACTGATTTGCCGACATTTAAAAGAGGAGATCTTAATCCTGTTACAGGTCGACAAATTAAAGGTAGACATTATGCACATAGAGTCATAGATCCAGAAACAGGTATGATTGTAAACAATGTTCCTGCTGCAGATATGACAGTGTATGGTGGAAAACCACATTGGTGGAGAGGACATGAAGAATTGTATAATCCTTATAAAGGAATACATTCTGTTGAGGACATTAACACTGATAATTTTTCTGGTTACTTAATGGGTCAAAAACTTGCAGGAAATAACGGTGCTTTTAATCAAGGAATCTTTCAACTAAAACAATTTCCTGATCATGTTATAAAATTTGAAAATCCTGACATGATAGCAAAAAGATCAGGTTTACCAGAGTACATGGATTTTGATGCTGTTGAAGCTACTAAGTATTTACCAGACAATCAAGGTTTTGCAAAAACATATAATCAACTTAATTTTAATGACACTAGTAGAGGTTTAATAATGCCAAAACTTGAAGGAAAAAGTTTTGAAAATATGTCAAGAAAAGAATTTGAAAAATGGGTAGACAATCCACAAACAATGGAAGACCTTATTCAAAAACAAAAAATATTAAGAGATCAAGGTTTATCATTTGATTATTTTGGTAATGGTAACATGTCTGTTAGACCAGATGGAAAAGTAAATGTTTTTGATTTTGAACCTTTTTCTCAAAACAAAGGTAAAGTCAAAGGTGACTGGTGGGATCTCAATGTACAAGGTCAAACAAATCCTTATATGTATGACGCTGCAGACTTAGGTAAAAATCATAAAAGTATATTAGAGAAAAAACTAATGGATGTTTATGATGAAAAAATGAAAACATTACAAGATAACATTTTAAAAAAATATTCAGGTTTTACAGATGAAGAATTAAAATTTGCACAAATACATGGAAAGCTTCCTGAGTCTTATGCAGAACGTAAAAACAAGTTACAACAAATTTTAGAAAGTACTACTTCAGGAAAACAAAAAGGTACTGCTAAAATAATTGAAAGTCTTGATAAGCAAAAATTTAAAAATGGTGGTTCAACAGAAGACTTGTTTAAGTTTTTTAGATAATGTACCTTTACTAACTTTATATACAAAAGATTATGAACTTTGATCCACAAAACTTTGGAGAATTCTTAGATGCTTACCAACATTACATCTCAGATAGAAGACAATATCAAGCAGGTGGTGATGCACATGGAGGTGGATCACAACAAGCATTTATGCAACAAGCTGTACAAGCAATTGCTTCAGGTAAAGCTGATGCTCATGATGTATTTGTACAATTGCAAAAAATGGGTATGAAACAAGAACAGGCAGCAGGAGTTGTAGAACAAATCATGACTGCTGCATCACAATTAGCTACTCAGTCTCAACAACCTACTACAGATGGAGAAGTGGGACAAATGGGGCAAGCTGCTTACGGTGGTCAACTTCATCAATATCAAAGTGATGTAACTACTGGAAATGTTAATCTAGCAGATGGTTCTACATTAAGTGATCCTTATAAAGATGTTAATGATTCTGTTAGAACAGATCATCACTTGATATCTAACCTTGAAGATACTCCTGTTAATCAAACACTTGCAGGAATGAATGCTATGGGCAATCCTAACACTATGGGCTGGGCATTGAAAAATACTGGAGCACAAGGATTTTTAAAAGGTGCAATGGGTGTGGCTTCAGTTATTGGTGGTTTTGGATTAGGTGCTAAAAAACTTTTCTCTGATGATAAAGTAACAAATACTGCAGCAGCTCCTAAAGGAACAATGTTAGCTACAGACAAAGCTGGACAACAAACATCAATTTCACCTGAAGAATCAAAAAGAAGACAAACTGTACAAACTACAACTGGACAACCTGCAACTATAGCAAGTTTTGGACAACAAAATGATCCAACTGCATGGCAAAAACAAGCACCTTTTCCACAACCTGGCATGCCAGTTTTTACACAACCTATTGTTACACAACCTAAACCACCTCAACAATTTGGGTATGGTGCAGAAGTAGATTTTGATCACATGTATTTACCACAACATCAGAGTAATATTGGTACAGGTAATGTTGGTGGTGGTTTCTCAGGAATACCTTACAATAATGCAGGACCAATGGCTGAAGGAATGAATACAGTTGTAGCACCAGTAGTACCAGCAGCAAATCCAATGTTGAATTATCTTAATAAAAGTTTAGATAATAGAACTTTAAACTTAACACAAGATGGTTCTGCCAAAGGTGTAGTCAAGGAAAAACCTAAAACTCAAACTAATAGCGTAACAACTAACGGTGATCCTGCAGGTAAACAAGTAGCAATGAACATGTTAAATGGATTAGACATGTTAAATTCTACAATAGGTGCAAAAAAAGAACAAAACATTTATAATCAAAACATGCGTGATGCAGGAAACTCAGATTCACTTGCATCTACTAATTCATATAACTCTTTTGGTATGCATACAGTAAATGATCAAAATGCTTTAGGACGTACACCAAACATGGGTGCAATACAAGATATAGGTACTTACATGGATACAGCGGCAAATGGTGGTGATATACATGATTATGGTGCATATCTTACTCACTATACTCACGGTGGAGACATGGAGGAATATGCTGAAGGTGGTGAATATGAATTGACAGAAGCACAGATCAGACACATACTTGCCAATGGTGGTGAGATAGAATTTTTATAAAACAAACACATTTGCTTTGTATATTTAGGATTTATGAAAATAAATGTGTAAATTCTAAATGTAGAAAGTTTATCATTTTAACAAGTTTAAACTCCTCAAGTTTATGTTTAAGATTAAGTTAACAAAGAAACCAAAGACAGGATCTCAAGCAGATTATGGTCTTATTACAAATAGTACATTTGTACCTACTGTTTCAGATAGAGAAAAAGTAAAACAAACAATGGGTTCTCTTACTGAAGAGGATATGAAAAATGGCAAACGTCCTACCATTGAAGTTGAAGGTGATGAAGAAGTTTTACTTGCTGGAAAAGATAATTTACAAAAGTTTAGATTTAAAGGTCCTTCTCACGCAGAAGGTGGAATGCCTGTTGATATACCTCAAGGTTCTTTTGTTTATTCAAAGAAACTTAAAATGAAAGAACAAGCAGATCAAGAAGCTTTTGGTATGAAACCTAAAAAAGAAGGTTACTCTTTTTCTGATGTTGCAAAAAAATATGACATTAATACATTTGTAAATACACTTAAGGATGCTGAAGCAGATCCTTTTGCTAAACGTACAGCACAATTAATGTTGCAAAAAAATACTGAATCACTTGCTAAATTAGCAGACAAACAAGAAGAAGTTAAAGGTTATCCTGGTGGAAGACCTGAAGTTGCTAAACAAGTTTTAGGTGTTCCTGATGTTCCTGCACAAGTTCAAGATGTTCCTCCAACAATGAATGAGGCTGCTTGTGGTGGTTCAATGCGTAAAGCTCAATGGGGTCAGTCAGTGATTGCACCTGTTGCAGGTAAATTTGCAGAAACAATGTTTCCTGCAATTGGAACTTTTAATCAACTTGCTGATATGTTTAGTAGTGATGAACCAGCAAAAGATGTTCCTAAAGCATTACCAAATAAACCAAAAGCAGAAACCAAACCAGTTGCTAAAACGACAAAAGACACAAAAAAATATCCATATAATGATATAAAGAAAGAACTTCCTGATTATTGGAACGCTTATACAGAAGCTAATAAATCTAAAAATCCAAAAGAGTTAGAAAAGGCAGCTTCTATGTTAGAAAATGAAGATGTTCCATACAGTGTAGGATGGATACATGGTACAAACCAAGATAGACTTCAAGACATGGCTGGAGACTTGCGTAAAAAAGGGGAAGACATTGCATGGGATAAAAAAACAAAATATCAAGAGGTTTATAAAAAGAAAGTACAAGGTGAGTTTTCACAAACTTTAAAAGATATGCAACTTCAAGCATATAAGTATTATAAAAGTATTCCAGTTGGTGACATAACTACAAAATCTAAAGCAAAAGCACATGCTGAAAAATTATATGACATGGTGCAAAAATTAGAAGAAGTTGGTTCTAAAAAATATGTAGAAGGATATGAGTCTGGAAAACAAGGTTTATATGACATATACACACCTCAACAAATAAAATATGTAAAGGCTTTTGCAGAAAAAAAAGGAACTAAAACTTATAATAAAGCAGAAGAAGAAGACTATAGAACAAATGCTAAGTATGATCAAGGTTTGCAAAATATGCAAAGTTCACTTGAAGAAAAACCAGTTGTTAAAAAAGAACCTGTAATTCAAAAACAAGTTGTAACTCAAAGACCTGTAGTACAAAAACAAGTACAACAAGTTCAGCCAGTTCAAACAGCACCTGCACAATCATCTTTTGATTATGGTTTTGAGTTTATGTATGGTGGTGATTTACCACACTATCAATCTAATGTAAATTCTGGACAAGTTAGTTCTACAGCAGCTTCTTCAGAATTTAAAAATATTATTACAAACAATGGAACATCAGGTACAAGTTTAGGTCCTGTAGAAACAGGAAGAACTACAGTAACAAGTCCTAAAACAGGTAGAGTAGGAACTCTTATTATTTATGATGATGGTTCTTCTAAAATGACAGACCAATCAACAGGTGATCTAATTGGACAAAATCCAGCTGGATTTTACAAAGACCCTGCCGATGCTTTCAAACAGGCAGAGACTGCTGCTAAAGCACCTGCAACTGTAACAGTAGCACCTTCTGCGACACCTGCTGCAAAACCTGCACCAATGCCAGATTATACACAGGATTATGAAGAACTAAAAAAATTGTTAACTAGCAATCCTGCTTTAGGAGAAGCAATGTGGAAAAAGTTTCAACAAAATTATCCTGATCTTGCAAAAAAAACTACAAAAGAAAAAGCTGTTGAAACTTTGCTGGAAGGACAAAGACAAAATACTATCTTAAATAGTAAGTATACACAAGATGAACTTTCAACAAAAGATTGGGATGAAAGAGGTAAAAATGGTTTATATAATAATACATATAATGACTATGCAAAACGTGCAGGTATAACAACTCCTATGCATCCTGATCAAATAAAACTATTTGAAGGAATGTATACGGGAGCAAACGATGTAGCAAATGATCCAGCATACATAGATCAATTTAGAAATGCTGGTTTTAAAGTTGGACATACAGGTAATCTTGATGCATATGATTCATACAAAGGACAAAATATTACAAAAGTAACTGGTACTTATGGTAATACTGCTAACAGACAATTTTTTGGACTTGATCCTGATCGTAATAAAAAACCTGAAACAATAATTGAAAAACCAAAAGAAGAACCATCTAAAGATGCAGCTGATATTGAACCTGGAAAGCCTTTGGAAAAAATGCCTCCTGGAACTCCAGGATGGTATTTACCTGATCTTGTAAACTTTGGTGCTGCTTTAGGACAAAAGACTGCTGATTTCAGACCTGTTAAAGGTTCTGTTAATGCATCTATGACTGGTTATACTTTAGAAGATCCTACAACTGCACAAAATACATTGCAAGCAAATCAAGGTAGAGTTCAAGATCAAATTGAAAA